GTGTAATGATACCAAAGTTTCGTTAAACCCATGCCTGCACGTTTTGCCGAAAGGTATATCTCACTTGTCTCACGGTTCACGGCAAGCACCGTTCCTGGTTCTCCAGTCTGGATGATGACGCACTGGCCACCGACCTTCACTTTCTTATATTCTGCATATGTCATATTGTCTGTACCTGAGTTTCTGGTAAAGTTACTGATATCTCATAGTCGTAGAGCTTCTTGTCAGCAGCTACCGTCAAGCTCCCTGCCTCGATGCTTACAGGCTTCCAAACCTCCGTTCCGCTGACCTTTCCCACATACAGCTCGATATGCGGTGATTTGTAGATAGTCTCGACATAGGCAAGAATCTCTTTTCTGAGGTTGACGGCACAACACTTGATAGTGTCCGTGTTCTCTATATGGGTATGCCGCTGCGCCTGATGGAACACTCCGCCGACGGAGTATTCTGCATCGACAGTAACGCTGCCCAGTTTATTCTTGCTCTTTCGCTGTCCGTTGACAAAGAGGTAGTACTGCCAGAAGCCGTAGTTGTCAATCCAGCGAAGGTACGTGCCTTCCATTGAGCTGTCCCTGATGAGCCTTATCCCTGCATCGTTGACACTTGACGGGTCTGCCTCTGTTATTCCCGACGAAGCAGAGAACAGCGAGACCTTGAAGGGCAGTCCAGTGAACCACACGATTTCCCTCAGTCTCTTTCCACCTCCGTTTCGGTCACTGACTACAGGAAGATAGTAGCCGTACTCCAGCCCAGCCTCCAGAGCTGCCCACAGCACCATACATGATGCAGCGCCAGCAGACACGCCTTCCTCTGTCCTGATACTCAGCGTGACACTCTTTGAACGGGTATTCACGTAGTCATCAAAGAACAGCTGCAGGAGCCTTGACACGTAACACCTTGCGCTGCCGTTGAACACGGTCACGTCAATGTCATAGTCACGGCCTCCGCTACTGGCTACGAGCTTCACTACTCCCGTAAACCCTGACAGGCTCAGCTCCACGTAGTTCGGATTGAACGCATAGACAACCGCATCGGGAATGGTCGCACTCCCTGACAGCCCGCCGCCGGATATGTTAATTGTTCTCATCGTCTTTGTCGTTTATCTTGTCAATTTCTGTTTCAACTATTCCCGTTGCCTCCAGTGCCAGCTTCTCAGTCTCTTCTTCAAGAAGGGTGTCGAAGATGTCATTGTAGCCTTTGTCACGATGGAGCTTGGTTCCCTTCTTCATGATGCTGTGCGCTATCATGTAGCTCAGACTTTGCAGACCTCTCTCTGGATTCCCGTTCTTCGGAGCGAACTGACGGTAGCTTATGCCCTTCTTCAATATCCACTCCTTGATGATGTCCGAGAAGTTGTGAGGCACCTTGCCTGGTCCTCGACCTCTCTCCATGACCTCCCACTGCTTGTCACCAGTGAGCATGACACGGGCAAGTCCTTCCGTGTCTTCGTCCTCAATCCTGAGCGAGGCGACGGATCGGCCAGATGTCGTGCGGTTCTGCTGCTTCATGTTGGCAGCGATACCATCCTGCACGACCTTCAGGTGCTTAATTACTATGTCCCTAATCGCCTCCATTCTCCAGCACGTCTTCCGTTCTCAGCTCACTGTCACCGCAGATAAGTATTCCTTCTTCCTCTTTCAGCTTGGGCTCGATGACAATTCCCGTCACGTTCCTGTCAAGGTAGTCGTACAGGACACGGTAGGGCTGTCTGCCCTCTATCTGCTCGAACAGGCCACTCTCATTCAGTTTCTTTATGAACCTGATGCACAGCCGCTTCATCTGCTCGATGATGTCATCGTTCTCTTCTCCGTCAAAGTCGAAGTCTGTAGGCGCTACAAACGCAATCTGGGCATCGGGTCTGTCCTTGACCTGAGCCCAGCCGAAATCAAGCTCCCCTGCAGGTGGGAGTATGTAAATGACCGATGGCTTATCCACACGGTCAAGCTCCACGTTTGCCTGAGCCCAGTTCATGAACTGATAGGCGACGTCGGCACCCATGCTGTCAACAATCTTGTGGATTTTCTTCTCCACCGTGCCATGTTCGGCAATATTCTTCAATGTCGTATCCATATCTCTACTTGCGTTTACCTGCCTTCATTCTGTACTGCTCACTCAGCTTGCGCTCGAAGTTGTTGTGCATCGCATCGTTCTTCATGCACTGGTAGATACGTACCCATGCCACGCTGCGCACCTCGTTCTGGTTGGTGATTCCCATTCGCTTAGCGTACCAGTCAAGGACTCCGAAGCTGCCGAAGTCAAGCTCACGGATGCCAGCTGCAATCTCTTCTCTGGAGTAGTGTATCTTGATGGACTTGAAAAGCTCGTTGATACGCTTGAGCTCCTTCGTTACGAAATTCGCAAAGCCAAAGACATCATTCACGTCCTCCAGCAGCAGCTCTTTCGGCTCGACTCCCAACAGCACCTTGGCACAGGCTCCTGCAGGGTCGTCATCGTCTGCCGAAGAGCGAAGGTCGTCCAAAGTGCCGTAGCTGATACCATTCAGGTTTGTCGGGACTTCCTTTCCACAGAGGGTTTCGGGCCTCGGCTGGTTCTTCAGTCTCTCCAGCAGCTCCGCCTGGACTTCCTTCGATGCAAATGGGAAGAGCATGAGGAAAGCCTTGTATTGGCAGTCCATTTTCTTCCCTTGCTTGCGCTTCTTTTTTTTCTTCATGTTCAAAATTACATTTTAATTTTGGTGGATTCACCTTATTTGCATATAGAGTTACTGAACTCCGTCATTCATTACTGCGTATCTTCACTGAGGCCTGTGCCCCTGCCGTTGCCTTGCCTCGTCTGAATATCATGGCCATCATCAACATATCCGAATAGTCAGGGGATTTACCACCCAGCAGGGTCTTCCACTCGTCTTTCTTGATGACGTCCTTCTTGCCAACGTCATTGTCGATATGTGCCTGCTTGAGTGCGCCCAGCTCGTCAATGATTCGCTCTCGCTGCTCATCGGTACAGATGACCCTTATCCTTCTGGCGTTTATCAGCTCTGCCAGCTTGAAGTAACACTCAGCCCTGAGATTCTGATAACGGGAGTCTTGCGGTTTACCGCCTCCGTGGAACTCCTTGATACCGTCAAGGTACGACTCCAGGAACGAGCCTACGCCGTCGGCATCCACCACAGTCAGCGTCCTTGGTATGGAGTCCTTTATCATCAGCTGTTTCAAGTCCTCCTGCACCTCCTTCGACGGTGAGTATTCCTTGTCTATGCGGATGGTGCACACATTCCCTATCCATGAGCCTGCAACGAATCGGTCACGTCCCTTTGTTGCGATATCGGCTGAGCAGCTGCGACCTCCCACCTGCTGGATATGCTCGTTGTGGAAAAGGTCAACAAGTGCGTCGTAGTCTATCAGCGAAGCCGGATCGTCATCGTACTCGAAGTTTCCGTAGTAGAGTCGCTGGATGGTTATCTTATCAGAGCGTAACAGGTTGTCGATGTAGTCCTGAGTGATATACGGGTTGTCCTTCGGCAGAGCCTTGATGAAACGCCTGAATGGTGCAAGAGTCCCGTCCTTGGCTGGTTTCACAAACTGGGTGTAGTTCCAGCCCCTTGAAGGGTTACAGCTATACATGGACTTCGGGATGACGTGCCATTTCGTACCGTCTGGGTTCGGGCCTTCCAGCAGGGAGAAACGAGCCCTGAGCACGTTGATGGCTTTCTCCGCTATCTCCTGACTCTCATCCACGAACAGGTCCGTGATGCTGTACGAACCGAAGCGGTCGAAGTTCGGGTCTCTGGGCTTGTACTGCACTGAGCGGAAGTAAATCATCGAGCCATTCGGGAAGAAGAAGCTGTTGACCATGCCGCCTTTGTACACGACCTGCTGTGTCAGTCCGAGGAAGTCCAGCACCTCAAGGAAGGTCTTGAAGGTGGTATCCATGAGCTGGATAAGCTGCTCTCGGCAGATGAAGCCGACGGATTTAGGATATTTCAGGCGATTGGTTATCTGCCAGAAGCAGCCCAGCCAGCTTTTTCCGCCTCGAGCGCCGCCTCCGTATAACAGTTCCGTGACACCGTTATCCATGTCGGTGAGAATGTCATATGCCTCGAACTGCTTGTCATTCAGCTTCACGTCCACCTGTTTCTGCACAGCGTTCGTCTCTCATTATGTTAATGATTGGTAATGCAGTCTGTATGGGCGCACCGTCGCTGGTCATATCCACCTTGTCACCAAGTCCCAGTGCCCTCATGGTAAGGGTGGCGTTGAAGTCGCCAACACTGGCACCGTCGTACTGCTGCATTTCAATGATGCTCTTCGCGCGTGACATGGCGGTAAAATAATCTTCTTCCTCTTCGGTACGTCCATCGCCCTTTTCCTCCAGCATCTTGAGTCTCATTTCAAACCATTTCCTGCTCACCCCGAGGTAGGCACAGAAGCCATACATGGAGAGTGGGCGGCGCTTCGATTCTGAGTCCAGACGGGTCTCTGGGTCTTTGGCGGTTCCATTGACCGTTGTCCCTCCTTCTCTTCGTGAGGCCCTTTTGGCAAGGATGGGGTTGTCCTCGCTCCATGCCACATATTCCAAGAACCTTTCAGCGAACTCTTCGGCAGTGGGGATGGTACGGGGGCGCCCAAGGGCTTCCTTTGCCAACTTGTAATACTGGTTTCCTTTTGGTGCTGGCATAGGCTATCTCTCCTTTATCGCTATGAGGGCCACGAAGTTCAGATATCTCCAGAACGTATCTACCTTTCTGAAGCCACTGATGTTCAGCAGCTGCTCGTTCATGTTGATGGTCAGCGGTACCAGTGAACCCTCCAGACTACGGCGCTTGGTCTTTATCTGTTCCTCGGTGTACTG